TACTGGTGGGCTGAACTCATTGACAATTACACACGATAATCATAGGTTTGAAGCCTTTTTAGAAGAGGCCTTTGAGTCTAATAATAACACAAATAATCCCGAAGACGAGGAACGCAGTTTTAAAACTTTCATTAGTTTGCGAGTTTTGGGCTATATAATAGGTTCAGACAAAAACCAAATGCAACCTAAATATGTCATTCGTGAGAATGCAGTTCAGATTAGAACTCCTCGTGAAAGATCTGTTGTTGGTGATTCACCAGAACATATAGACGAATTTCGGAAATACTTTAGACAATAACTAAACTAATCTCTTCTTTACAACTTTGCAATCTTTCAATTGTTTGCCATTGTGACACAATTTGCCATCTTCCCATTCTAATTCATTGATGGGAATGTTTTGTTCTTTTGCGATCTTCTTTTTGATTCTTTTGCGTTCTTTTAACCAAGACATAATTTCTCCTTTTTTAAATTCTTACAACAGTGTCACTAGTTTCGAACATTGCATCTTTGCAAGTTATCCAAATTCTTTGACACTTAGACTTAATAGGTTTTTGACCTTGCATGTCTGTGAAGATGATGTGGCCATCAAAATTGTTGCTGCTGTTGACATATTGTGTCACGATATCAAAATTTGTGCCCCCTTTTTTCGTTCTTATAGTATCGATTACAGTACTATAGTTGTCCACCTTTTGAATGTTGTCAAAGTCTATTTGTGTGTCAAAGGGTATGATGGTGAAACTAGCCTTGCCAATGAAAGTCTTCAATAAAGCAAAGAACTTTTCCAATTGCTCTTTTGATATGCTTATGCTCTGGTCTACACTAATCGCAATGTTTGGGCAGTAGTTTATTCTTTCTCCAGGCATTTTATAAGGACATTTGTGATTAATTTTTGTATATGTTGTTTCACTTTCAGTTGTAATGGAACCAAAAAATAATTCTAAAACGAAACTCAAGTTTTCTTTTGGTTTTGTTTCCTTTAATAAGCTTTGCAAAACATCTCTAGAAATTGTTCCACCAAATTTGCTACCTTCTCTTAAAACTTTTTTGACAATTTGTTGAGATTGCAATTTGGAACTGACATCTTTTTGATTTTGCCAATTATGTTCTTCTATTTGAGGAGACAAAATTTGTATTTGTTCTTTTGGAATGGTTTTCAATATCAGTTCATAATAAAATTCAGCCGATTTGTTAGGTGGAAAGTCTTTGAAATTGCCTTGTCCTATGCTTAAGAATGGTTTGGGAAATTTTTTCTTATCGCAAAACTCATTGACACACAAGTCGCAAGCAAATTGCCAAATTAAGGGAATCATATCATTCCCACGATATGTCATGTGTCCCAATACAAAATGATAAAATTCGTGTTTGAAAACTTCAAGCAATTGTTCGTTGGTAATTTTGTCCACAAAATCTCTGTTATAAAACAGAAAAAATTCTTTGGTGTCAATATGATACCCTACTCCCATCCTCTTTATTTTTATGGATTCTTTTTTTGTTAAAAAGCGATATAAACCCAAAAGAATTGGTTCACCTAAAAGAGCCTTGAATATTTTATTGAGCATTTAATTCTATTTAAAAAATTCTATTTCGTTCTTTATATCATACTTAGTTCAGGCAGTCAAGGACAAAACAGACTAATTATTTTGTGAAAGGTGCGAATATGGCTTATCCTGATTTATTACCTGCAAACTCCAACAGCATTTCAACATTGACAAGCACTGGTTCTGTATCTGAAGTGGCCCAATATCTGTCATTTGGAATATATGCAAGCTCACCAACATTCTTATCTGGTGCAGCTGACCAAGTTAGTTATGTTTACAACCAAATGGGTGGTCAAATTTTAGACATTGAATTGCATCGCCAAAATGTTTACACAGCTTACGAAGATGCAGTTTTGGAATATTCTTATTTAATGAATATTCATCAAGCTAAAAATAGTCTAGGTGATATTTTAGGAGCAACAACAGGAACATTTGATCATGATGGTGAAATTGTCACTGGAGAAGGTGTAGAATTAAAGTTCCCAAAATTTACCTATGCTTATGGAAGAAATGTTGGCCATGCAATTGGTGGATTTGCAGGTGTTGGAGGCTATGATGATATTTATTCCTCTTCTTTTTCTGTAAATATATCTCAACAAGATTATGACTTGCAAAAAATTGTATCAAGTTCGTTCCCAAGTCTTGTCGGCAACAAAAGAATATTGGTTCGTAAAGTATATTATATAACACCACAAGCAACATGGAGATTTTTTGGATATTATGGAACAATTAATGTAGTTGGCAACTTGTCAACGTATGGTCAATTTTCGGATGACTCAACATTTGAAATTATTCCAGTTTGGCAGAACAAATTGCAAGCTATGGCCTATTCAGATGCTCTTTACACTAGATATTCGCATTATTCGTATAGAATTCGCAATAATAAGCTTAGATTATATCCAATGCCAACTACACACTTCCCAACTACTATGTGGATGGAATTTTCTATTCCTAGTGATCCTTGGGATGAAGATGCTGATAAAGAATCTGGTGTCAATGGTGTAAATAACATGAATACAGCACCATTTGCAAATATTTCATATGAACATATCAACTCTATTGGCAAACATTGGATACGTCGCTATGCATTGTCAATTGCTAAAGGCATTTTGGGCGGAATAAGAGAAAAAATTAAGTCTGGTATACCAATTCCAGGAGACACCATCCAATTAAACGGTTCAGAACTAATTTCTCAGTCAGTTGAAGAAAAAGAAAAACTTAGAGAAGAACTAAAGACTGTATTAGACGAATTAACGTATGAAAAGCTTTCAGAAATCGATGCTAAAAAGTCAGAAAATTCAAAAAATGTATTAAAAAATATACCAATGGCAATATACAGAGGATAGTGGTGATTTGAAATATATTTTACTATTTAATGAAGAAGATTATAACTCAGGAGAAAATTAATGGCAGTTAAAGATTTTAAATTTATTTCACCAGGTACTCAAATTCATGAAATTGACAATACTAATGCACCAAACGCTCCAGGACGTGAAGGACCAGTAATTATTGGTCGCGCTGAAAGAGGCCCAGGAATGCGACCAGTTATTGTTCAATCTTATGAAGATTTCGTCAATCTTTTCGGCAATCCAATTGCTGGAGGTCAAGGTGGCGATGTTTGGAGAGATGGTAATAAACTTGGTCCAGTTTATGGTGGTTTTGCAGCTGAAGCTTACTTAACCAACAACAGTCCAATTACTTATGTTCGTTTATTGGGTACAGAGCATGAAAATCGGGCAACTGCTGGTAAGGCTGGATGGCAAACTGCAGTAGTAGACCAAGTTGAAGATACTGCTAGTAATGGTGGCGCTTTTGGCTTGTTTATTGTCAATTCGGGCACTTTAACAACAAATGCCGACCAAACTGGAGCATTAGCAGCCATTTTCTACCTTGATGAAGGCTCCATTGCGCTTTCAGGTACACAACGTGGCGGAATTGCAACAGTTAAAGCAGCTGCATTAATTGAATCTATTGGCAATAGTGCAACATTTGGCGTAGAAATTCGCAACGCTAGAGATGTGCTAGTAAAGCGCACACGTTGCAACTTTAACCCAAATAGTCAATTATATGCTAGAGATGTGTTCAATACTAACCCAACTTTAACAAATTCTGATATAACACCATCTGCCAATGATGAAACATATTGGTTGGGTGAAACATTTGAACGCCATTTGCAGACACACGTCAATGTTGATGCTAAATGTTTTGGTGTAATTTTAGCACTTGCAAGTGGCAGTGTATATGGTTCAGATTTTAGAATGGGAACACAACCAGCACGTTCTGGATGGTTTTTCTCACAAGATTTGACTACAAATCATTTATCTTATGATGCTCTAAATATGACAAGGTTATTCCGTTTTCATGCTATTAATAGTGGTGATTATGAAGCCAAACATTTTAAAGTCTCAATTACTGATATTCGTCCATCACCAACTCCTGAATATGACAAGTATGGAACATTTACTGTCATTATCCGACAATCTAGCGATTCAGACAATGCAAGTAAATCAGTAGAAAAATTTGCAAATTGTACACTTAATCCTAACTCAAATAACTACATTGCCAAGAAGATTGGCGATAGATATGTAACTTGGGATGATACTGAACGTCGTTATCGTGAATATGGCAACTACCCAAATCTTTCCAAGTTTATTAGACTTGAAATGAATGTCAATGTTGACAACGGTGCAACTGATCCATTATTTCTACCATTTGGTGTTCTAGGGCCACCAAGATTTTCCTCATTTGGAATCTTTTCAGGTAGTGCAAGTCCTGGTTTGGGAAATACTCCAACCTATACAGCACATGGAAATGCATTTGTGCAAGGTTCTGGTTCATTACCACATGGCCCAACTGGTTCTAACGGCTTTGTAAAGGTTGACGTTGGTGGTCTATTAGCATTTACTAGTTCATTTGAATTTCCTAAATTAACACAACGATCTAGTTCATTTGATGGCAACCTTGCAAATCCTCAAGACGCTTATTGGGGATTGGATTCAACACGTACTGGTGGTTCTACTCAATTTGAGTGGAGTTATCTAGATTCTGTATTAGCAAAACCTTCTGGAGTTGATTCATATGCTCCTGATTTACTAACTACAGAATATTCCTATATTTTTACCTTAGATGATCTTCGTCCAGCAACTGTTGGTAGCCAAGTTGGTGCGCAATGGATTTCTGGTTCAAGATTGGGAGCAACTTCATTTACAGCAGTAAGTTCTAGTTGGTCTGCATCTTTAGATTTAGGTTTCAATAAATTTACAGCCCCATTATTTGGTGGTTTCGATGGATTGGATATAACAGAAATTGATCCTTTTAGAAACTCTTCAATGACAAGCACTTCGACTGAATTGAATAGTTATGTCTATAATTCAATTAAGAGGGCCATTGATTCAGTATCTGATCCAGAACCTATTACTTTTAATTTAGCAACCATTCCTGGTTTAACTCATGATTCTCTTACAGAGCATTTAATCAATGTATGTGAAGATCGTGGGGATGCACTAGCTATTATCGATCTTGATGGTGATTATGAACCTAACCATGAATCTACTGCAGAAGTAGTTGGTGATGTAACTAATACCATTACAAACTTAAAAAGTCGTGGCATCAACTCCAGTTATGGTTGTGCTTATTATCCCTGGATTCGTATTCGTGATAAGTATTCAGGTACTTCTTTGTGGTGTCCACCTTCTGTAGTTGCTCTTGGAACTATGGCATCTACTGAAAGGCATTCAGAACTATGGTGGGCTCCTGCTGGATTCAATCGTGGTGGGCTTAGTGAAGGTGTTTCAGGATTGCCAGTTATTGGAATCCGTGAACGATTGACACAAAAAGAACGTGATTCATTGTATGGTGCCAATATTAACCCAATTGCATCATTTCCAAATGAAGGTATTGTAATTTTTGGTCAAAAGACATTACAAACTT